CTTTTTCATTGTTATGTTCCTTGCTCAGTATAACTGTAGCTTTTAATTGTTGTTTGGCACGATCAAGTTCTTCTATGACTTTATTTAGGTTTTCTTGGGCAATGCGTACAGCAGGATGGGTATGTCCAGAAATTAATGCCTTAAGTTGAAGTTCTTCTTTTCGTTGTTCACGTACATAGTCTAGCAGATTCCTAGTCTCGGAGTCAAGCTCGACAGTTGCATAGCTAGATGCAATGTTAGCCCAATTAGTACCATCAAACACTTGTAAGTCAGTGCCCCATACACGAATCATACCTTGCATAGGATTTGATACACTTTGGTTAACGTAGGGTAAACTGGTGTTGCCACCATTTACGATAACGCCTTGACTACCTGCTATACCTTTGATCATGCTTGTGCTGGAACAATATATTTGTAAGTTGCTAAACCACTGTCTAATGTAATTTGCAATGCGCCCTGATTACTAAAACTCATTTTAGTATTATTAACATCTGCAATCTTAAGAATTGATAAAACTCGAGCAACAGGCCAACTTAGATTAGCAGTAATTTTACCAGTGATACCTTCAGCGAATACAAACTCGCCTGCATGAGTTGATGCGTCACCGAAATAGAATTTTAATTTATCTCCGTCTGTTTTAACCACAAACGTAGTATGCTCATTATTAGCAGTAGCCTGAAAGTTAAATCTTTGTACCGCAGATATACTAGGAACAATTTCAACATCCCAGCTAACGCCTTTAAACTTAGCTGTTTTTAATTTTTCATTAATAATTTCAGTGCTCATAAATCGATAGTCATTCTTAAAGTCACCTGCTTTGTTTTCAAAGTGTAAACCTACTGGAACGCTCGAGCCATTACGCTGTGCAGTAACAACTTCGATCTTAGCGTCTTCGCGATATTCTGGACAATCTAAATGTATCTTCAATTTGTTCAATTGTGGCATTCCGAATAATCCAATCATATCTGGATATGGATTTGCTGTTTCAGCAGTTAAAATAACCGAACGGTCATCAGCCATTGAATCAATGCTTGTGTTTTTTGCATCACCTGTAATCTTAACAATGTCTAAGAAGCCTAGGTTATGCGTGTGACTTACGATGTCTTGAAGAATGTCTTTCATTTTTATAATCTCCTGTATGATATATTATATTTAGAATTTTGGTTATTGTCAACTAAATTATTCAAAAGTGAACAAATTACCAAATGTGTTATTTTGTGTGGTTGAGCTTAAATCCCATTCCAGCACTCCGATAAGATTTTCCAGCTTGTTATTAATAATCGTAGTTTCCATCTCACTATGATCAAATGGTAGTTCCTGGAACCATTTTGGTAAACGTAGTTCATCTACTGGATACGCTACACTAGTATACCCCAGCGGATTATCTTTTACCTTACAAACAATAACTTTCATGCCGTCAACAATTCCCATTGAGTATTTGTCTCCGTTCATGCGTTTTAGTGTATTCCAATTAATACTTGCACGGACATGTCCGGGCATGTTTGCTCTACCGGCTTTTGCTTCCTTGGCTTGATAGTCTGTGATGTTATTAGCACGTTTTGGACTACCTTTCTCCCAACCGGGGCGAGCCTTAAACTCTGTTCGGAATTCGCCGATACGGTCTAGTATTTCTGTTTCTTGACTACCGTTAAGTACTTTGGTTAGGATCTCTTCTAAAAACTTTTGCATAAATTCCGGAGTATCACTACGTTTAAGATCTAAACCCATAGCCTTAATCTTACCTGGCTTGCCGTCTACGTCTGCACGTTTATTTTCTTTATCGTAATACAATACAGCATAGCGTTTTTTAGTAATAAACAAACCTTTGGTAGCAACAAGTTCGCGGCCTGCCTTAATAACTTCGCCACGAGATTTCGGACAATGAAAGCTATCTAACATAAATGTTGGGAACGTAGCATTTACATTATCGGCAATTTGGTTGTATAACTGAACAACTGTTTCTTTATCCCAAGGTAGCCGACCTTTTTCAATGTCAGTTTTTAATGTACCATACGCTGAAAAGTACGCAGAGTCAGTATCACCGTAAATAATTGCACGACCACGATAGTCGTATTCGCCAGTAATGATTTCATTAATCTTTGCGGCCATGTGCCGTGAAATCTGGCGTCCTACAAGTGTTGTCGACTGTCCGATACGTTTATCAAAGAACCTGCAACCAGCATTAAGAATAGCACCATACAAACTGTTCAAGTTAATCTTCTTAACCAATTGACGTTTGTCCCAGTATTCTTCTTCGATCTTATTACCTGCTTCAATCGCTTCTTTGAGCTTTTTCTGCATGTCTTTGCGTTCACTATACCAACGCTTTAACAAGCCGGGAATAATACCTTCTGTTTCGTAAGTAAAGATTGTGCCGTTAGCACTAAGCATCCAGGGTTGATTACTTTCATAAATCATTTCGTAGATCTGAGCACCACTTAGTACATCGACGTCTCCGGATTCCCATTCAACAGTGATGTCGTGTGCTTTGTCCTTGGCCATAACAAATTCGTATTCGTTACTGCCAAACTTACCTTCCCATGCCGCGGCAAAACTCGAACCTTTGGCTATCTTAGCATCAATCTCTGCTTGTGTGTAATCTTGACGCAACTGTCCAACAATAGTCTCCGGACCCATGTTAAGCGCACGAATCGCAGATGGATATAGCGAGTTAATGTCAACTGATCCAATCCAATCATGGAGACCCTTCTTTGGATATGCAACATAAGCACCTGCGGCCTGTGTATCACCTAATTCGTCTTTGCGTGTGCGACTAGGAACAATCATCCCGCGATGATGTGCTTCATTTACAATCGCTTGTTCTGTTACAGCCACAGCACCCATTGTAGTCTGTAGCAATACAGTACATTCATGTGCCAGTGTGTTAGCAAGATCAATAAACTTTAATTTTTTATCAAGTTTATCGAGTAGCGCACAGTCTTGTCTGTTGTATTCAATAAACTTACGGAAGTCATTGTTATACAGTTGATCAAGTGTGCCTTCATAAACTGTTTTACTTTCTCCTACTTCCATTTCTCCGATAGCATCAAGTCGATAGGTATGTCGTTCTTCATAGGTATATTTGCGGTACAGTTCGAGACTATCCAAATGAACGCGACCAGCAAAATCATAAGTAACAGCCTGCTTTCCATATTTTTCGTACTCCCGTTTTCTAGGCATTTGATCCCACAAGCAGAATCTGCGAGTATCTTCTTTACTCAAAACTTTAGTAACACGGTTAACAGTATACGGTACGTCAAATCCCTCGCTATTCCATCCGCTGATAATATCTGCATCTTCAATTAGTTTAAGGAAAGTATCAAGCATCTCTGCTTCACTTTCAAACAGATGCGTGTTGGGAAATTCTTTAACTTGCTCTACTGCTTGCTCCATTGTAAGAGTCTTTGGAGGAATAGCAAGACATATAAGTGTATCTAACCATTGCAGGTGGACTGCGATTGCAGTAATTGGCATGAACGCATCTTCAGGCGATGCATAACCACGCTCTGGATCAAAGTCCACCTCAATATCGAAAAATGCTACGTGTAATTTAGGTGCATCCTTACCTAAGTAGTTTTCTTCTAGTACACGGAAGCTGGCGTTGATATCGCTTTCGAATAATTTGTGACTTGAGTGGATTTTTTGTTCTTTAACAAAATCTTTGAAAGTTTTACAAGTAACTTTGCTAAGTGGATCACCGTAAATGCTACGGTACTTGCCTTTGTTATCTGGATAGTAAAACTGATATTTGGCTGGGTAATCAATAAAGATTCTACCCTTTTTTGGATCACGCTCAACAACTCTGACACGGTCATTGTCACGATCCCAGATGGCATCAATATAACTCATAATTCTCCTTACCGTTTATGGCCGGCAACCTTCATTGTGCGATTTATGGCTCGCAGAACCTTTCTCAATAATATTTATTACGCATTAACTAACATGCGAACAAGACCGATAGTATCGATGGTTGTTAGCAAGATGTAGTTAGCCAGCATACCGAATGACTTACGAGTCCAAGAAGCCCACGCATACATAGCACAGCCACTAATCCAGATAGGATATAGTACAAGAAGAGGAGGATTAGGGACTGTGACTGCCATTGTGATACTACAGCCAATAGATATAGCCCAAGCAAGGAGCTCAACACAAAAGCGAAATCCGTTGCTATTCCAGTCATCTCTAATCCACTCTAATGTTGGCTTAAAAAATGTATCAATCATTATCGCCTGAACGGTTTGGATTTTGTGCGGCATAGTCGCTATCTCGAATTGCATGACCGCTAATGTCAACGATAGTTTCTAAGTCATCGAACTCAGTAAACACTCGTTCCCAATCACCTTTCTGGGCAATCTTAATTGCCTTTTTAATGATGCTTGGTTTTACTTCGAGTTCTTCCGCGACAGCTTTAATAGTGTCGTTTAGTCCTTCGTTCAAGTCTTCAATTTCTTGTAAGACAGTTACGCCTTCAGAAATAAGTTGTTTGATTTTTGCTTGTTCCGGTGCACCGTATGCTTTACTCATAGTTAATCTCCTATACAGTAATTATATACTGAATATAGGAGATTGTCAAGTCTTGATGTAAATTATTTTAAACTGGAACGTAGCATCCAACTATGTTTGCGATGAGCATCCATACGTTCTGCTAGGAAGTTTGAAAAGCCATGTTCTCCTGCTTGTTCAGCAAGATCGTAGACCATTTTAAGAACTTTGACGGTTTTATCGCTATCATTTAATAGTTCTTGACACATTGCTTCGAATTGAATAACTTGATCTTCGTCTTCAACTTGTGAAAGCATTGCAAATTTACCAAAGCTAGCAGGTGTGTACGCACCTAACTTACGAATATTTTCTGCAAATGCATCAATGCTTGCATATACTTCTTCGTAAATCCCTCCAAATAGGGCGTGGTATTGTTCAAACAGAACTCCTTCCACATTCCAGTGAAAGTTTTGCGCCTTGATTACAAAGGCGTATTCTGTTGAAAATGCTATTTTTGCGGCTTTGGTTAAATCACTCATTTTGATAGTTTCTTTGATAACATGTTATTTAGCCTATCTTCGTAGGTCAACTCTTGCTCGAATAAGTGTGATGCTAGACTATCAGTAGTCCACTCTTCTAAACTCTCACCAATCTTTTTCTTTTTCTTCATTGCGCCCATCTTAGCCGCAATAGCCATTTGTTTACGCTTTTCTTTTGTCTTGCCACGGAACTGCGGAGCATTAGACTTTTCAAAGTCTTTAATAACAGCATCAGTATCCATTGTTTTAAGATTTAACTTTTCCGCCACGCTTTCGCCTATCTTTTTACAACTACCTTCTTCGCCACGCTTTTTGCCTGGAACTTTTTTATAACCTGTCCAGCACTTGTCATAGATTTTACTGTTACCGTGTGCTTCACACATACCGCAATCCGGGCATACTGCTTCCATAGACATATCTTCGTTGTGTTTCTTCTTACCGGCACAATGAGCCTTTTGTGAAAATCCTTTTGGATGACTACAGTTGATGCTACTCTTATACTTTTGACTCCAACCTTCCGCCATACTTTGTTGTTTTTTCTGATAAGCAATTTCGGTATTGTTAGCCATTTGTTGTTTGAAGTTATCAACTGCACCACCTGGATCTATAGATCCAGGTGTTGTTGAAATAGAAGCACCTTCTTTGTTAATCGGTGATAGTGTAGCAGTCTTAGGATCTAGTTTACCTGCGGCCACTGCTTGTTTAGCCCATGCTAGTGCTTCCGCACGATTAGCAAATGGTTGTCGGTTAATAACTTCACCATTTACCTTGATGTTGTATTCGGGGGCAACTGGATCTGGAACATGATATTCGTCATCCTCACGCCCGCGCTTTGCAAAGCCTCTTGTACGATTATCGTCGTAGCCACTGTATCCGCCTTCCGACACGCCTTGCTGAGCAGGCAAGTACCCAATTGGTAGTCCTTGTGCATCTGGAGCTATAGTGTAAATCATTCCATGTTCATTTTTGGTCAAGAATCCGCCGGGTGCAACTTCCTGTGTACTGGGGTCACTGCCCCAAAATACTTGAATAGTCTTTCCCTCTAATCCCAATTGTTTAGCAGACACCATTTCATTTGGTACTTTCTTAACAAAGAAAGGTACCTTAGAAGGATCAATGCCGAGTTTACTTAATGCAACCAATGACGGAATCTTACCACGAGACTTTTCATCCTGTGGTAGTTGTCCGTTAAATTTAACATATTTCTGTGATACTACTTCGGGACTGGCAACATATAAATCTAAA